ACTCTAATCGAGGAGTGATCTCGATCTCGGTGACTGTGTTGTCTGCCATCGTGACTATTAACTTTGCCATGCTATGCCCCTTTGTTTAGTTTCTTAGAATGTACCTGTTGTGGCTACTACTGTAGTACCTGATACGTTGAATGTCAGGCTCTGGACTGCAAGATCAGCAACTGCGCCGTTGATGTCGGTTGTGCTGTTGATCAAGCATGTCATTGTGTAAAGAGGGTTAGTCGCAGATACTGCGGTTCCCTTTTCCTGTAGTAGGACTACTGTGACGTTTGTTCCCCACGCAGCTTGCAAAGTCTGTAGGACGTTGGCTGTTGCTGTGTCATTGAGGAAGTCGATTGTGACTGATGATGCCTCAAGGCCTTTAACGAACTTGTGTCCGCCATCGCCCATCGCTGTCACTTCGAGTTCGTCGAAAGTGCGGTTAAGTGTTACTGCGGTAACGTGGTCTGAAAGATCGACTGTGTTAATCTTCACGCCGACCTTGTTGTTTAGAAATACAGCCATGAGATTATTCCTCGTCTTTCTTAGTAGTTACTGGCTTTGGTGTTGATGCTGCTACCTGCCCGATCTTGATCAGGAAGGCTTCTTGCTCTTTTTCCCACTCGGACATTTTAGCTCCAACTCGTTAGGACTGAGATATTGATATTACATGTTAGTAGATCACCTGAAGCGGCACTTAAGACCGCCGGGGCGGATACCTCTGTGACGTTATAGGTGTATGAAGATGCAGCGAGCAAGTTAAACACTCGAACGATGTTATCTTCCATTCCGTTAAGGTTACCTTCATTGTCAAGCAAGGGAACCATGACAGAAATAGTAAAGTGCGCCATTGGCGAGATAGTTGCGTGCCATCCGTTAGACGGCGAAATGTAAGGATCTGCAGGAGAAATAATGACGCTGTTAGCGATAGTCGTCGAAGGTGGAAATGAAAATACTGACCACTTAGTGTTATCGACTAAAGCTGAAGCGATTCCTGCGCGTAGGGTTGATATGGCGGCCATTAGCCCACCATCGATCTCGGATCAAGATAAGGCGCAAGAAGGCCTCGGACTCTCGCGAGGAGTGTGTTACCCATCCGATAAGGGCTTGGCTGATATCCATCGATGGTAACGCCGCCGCTTGATGGGGCTTGACGGCTCTGCCAAATGTCAATCGAGATCATAAGCGCAGCTTCTTGAATTGCCGGAACTGTTGCATAATCGGTATAAGTCTCGACAGCGGCGATGCCATAAGGCTCAACGGTGTGGCGTGGATTGTCGCTAGTGTGAGCCGTAGTTACGTTAAATGAACGAGTATCAACTTTTGTAATTGTCTTAGTACCATTGTAGCGACTACCTGCACCTGAGATTGTCACAGATTGTCCAACGTAGAAATACTCGCGGATGTCCTGATCAAAATAAAGTGTTCCGACTGTGCCTTCATTGCCGTGAGCCACGATATATTGCTGATTCTTCCATAGAAAGGGCAAGAGTACGTTATCTGCGGCATCGCAGACTTGCTGCAAGACTGCATCAGTATAAAGAGTGCCAACGCCAAGGGCGGTGCGAAGCTCTGCAACTGTTGTCAATGCCATGCTCTTATCCTTTCTAAAGACTGGCCGGGTAGAAGGGCACTACCCGGCCAGCGACTTAGTGTGTTTCTATCAGGTTAGGTTAAACCAGTTTGCGCCAGCCGCTAATTTAGTGGCAAGTGCACCCTGACCGAATAGTAGAATGTCTACAGTTCCGTCTGAGTTAATGTTTGTGCGAAGTTGCTGACGAGCACCCTCGTACCATGTGTAAGCATCTGGGTTGATAACTGCCATTGAATAATCGGCTGTTCCAACTCCGCCAGAACCCTTCATGTAGCGAGATACTCGAAGGTCAAGACCGGCGACATTTCCGCGAAGTGAAGTAGGTGAAAGTGCGCCACCAGCATTTTGTGGATTCGCGGCAATATAAATTGGGCGACCAGCATCGTTGTATGACATTATGTTAGCCCATTGTTCTGGTGTGACAACCATGTTGCGAGCAAATCCAAGTGATGCTGAATAAACAGCAGCAGCTGCACTTGAAACATAACTTAGCAAGCCTGTTGCTGAGTTAGCCTGTGCTGTTGCGTTAAGTGTTCCTGCGCCTTGGATAGCTGTAGTTACGAATTCTTCAGTATCTTTTGCGTAAGCATATTCCATCTGGACTAGAAGTTCGTCAAGAAATGCAGGTGTTGAGTTTGTTAGAAGTTCGAGGGTAGTAATTGCGCGACCCTTGAATGACTTCTTTGTAACTGTGATATATGATGCTTCAAGCTGTGACTCTGTTACTGGAGAATTCTCATCGATCTGATCGACTAGAGGAACCTCAGTAATCTTAGGCAACTCAAATGTTTTTCCAAATTCTGGCATTGTTCCACGGCTGACTGAATCAATCATAGGACGATCTGCGTTAGAAAGGAAGTTAAGTAGCTGTGTGCTTTGTGGTGTTGGGATAAATCCTGCACCTGTTGTCTGATCGTTGTCAGCAGCGCGAAGCCATTGACGAGAATCATCATCACCAAAGAGGTTAGCCTTTAGTGTGTTTTCAAGGTAGTTACGCTTTGTAACTTCGATGCGTGGTGTTGAATATACCATCGCTTGTACAGTAGGGCGAGCAGCTTCTACAGCCGCAGCCTCTACTGGTGTTGCTTCGACTGTTGTGTCTTCCACGACTGTCTCGCTTTCTGTAGGTAGGGTTTCTTCTACGGCTTCGGCTGGCGCTTCTTCCGCTGCGATCTCTAATACCTGAGCAGACTTAAATGCTGGCTCAGTTACTAGAGAAACTTCTTTTAATTTAGCCGCTGTTACGACTGTGTGTCCATCGCGTGATGGCTTTGATGAAATAATTTCTGCACCGATTGATAGGCCAGATACGAGGCCTTCGCTAGCCATAACAAGCGCGTCAGTACCGGCGCTTGAACGAGATAACTTAAATGTTGCGTAAATACCATCGGCTTTATTCTCGCTGGCTGTCATGCGGCCGATTGGCTTCTTCATGTCATGCTGGCTAAATAGTTTAATTTTGCTGACGTCTTCGATCTCAATAGATCCAGACTCAAAGGTGTAAGCGCCAAGATTAGTCTGACCAATCTCGCCTGTACCTAGTGGCACGATCTTTCCTGAAATCTCGCGGCGATCTTCGCTGCACTCGATTGAGGATGCTTCAATGTATAACGTCTCCATTAGTCATCACTTCCGTTAGGTGTTAAATCTTCCATCTCCATAGCCTGCTCCGTTGAGATAAGTCCAAGGGATAACATCTTCTCTAATACGAGTAGGCGCTCCATTGGTTCAACGCGAAGGAATGAAGAATCAAGATCGAACTTTACATAGTGTCCAGCCGTAGATATATCGTCCATGCTTAAACGGGATTCAATTGCCGAGATGTACGGCTGGAACGCTAGGGCTACGAGCTGCTTGCGCTCATCGAGAATGTTGGAATAAGTCATCGATGTATTTTGATCTGCTGAAAGGTAATAACTTGGCACTCCGCAAAGACGGCTAATTTCTGTAGCAAGATTCTGGATAGCCTCGTTGTACATCATGTCTTTAGGGCTAAATCCAACTGTCTCATAATTGAGAGTGCTAGTAAGATAAGCAGTTGAACGATTTTGACGAGCATTCTTAAAAGCTGCAAGCAATCCTTGAACTTCCGCCGGTGGAAGGTCTGCGCCTGTATTCTTTAGATAACCAGTAGGCATCGGAGTTCCCGCAGCAATCGAAGCGGCCTTTTGTATGTCAATCGCGGCTTGAATTGTACGAGATCCTGTATTAAGGATGCCTTCATTAAATGCTTGAAATGTAACGAGTGATCCAAGGCCTGACATTGGGCGAGGTGATCCGTCCACGTAATACTGAGTAACGAAAGTGTTAGTAATGTCTAAATCAAAGGTAACGCGTGTGTTAGAGACCCAATCGAAGGATGCTCCGCGTTGATCCTCCGAATAAATTTCGACAATTTCAAGAAAAGCCTGACCATAGAACAAAAGGCTGTCACACAACCAAGAAAGGGTTACGAATTGAGGCTGTGACTTTGAGAGCTGATGAACCCATCGAGGGGCTGGTATTTCTTCGCCGGTGGACTTCTTCTTATACTCAAGCGGGATAGTTCCAACTGTGCAGATTAAATCGCGGCATCTTTTAAGAGCTGGAACGCTCATTGCGTCGCGGCGTGAGATAACTGGAAACGTGAAATTGTAGATTCCATTGATACCATCGCCCATAATCTGCGGCGCGTATTGAGCCTCTACTACTTTTGGCTTACGATCGAATAGACCCATAGGTCGCAATTATACACTACATGTTGTGTTATTCGATGTAAATAGCCGCTACCTGTTGTGGTTTTAATAGCATCGACACGACCATGGCTAAAGAGATCGGCGCAGAAACATCGCCAGCGCTTTTACGCTTTACGATGCGCCAACTTGAATCGTTAGTTTTGGCCGCGCAGTTATTCATCTGCTTAATCAATTCCTCTTGGCCGTTGTGAACTACTCGACCATTGACCATGCCATCGAGGAGATCAGAGCAAGCTTGATAGAATTGCTGGCCTGAGACATCCTGAGTAATTTGTCCAGCATTGGCAAGGCGTTCAGCGATCGATTGCGTCGTGTATTTGTCGTAGCAGATCATCTTGGGACGATACTGATCAGCCCATCCCTTGATCTCTGCTGCGATCTTGAGGTCATCTACTGAGACTTGACTTTCCCACGTCTGGAGAATCCCGACGCCGATTCTTCCGTCACCCATAATCTGACCAGCAACGAGGCTTGCATTGCGACGAGACGGAGAAACATCAAAGCCAAAGACTGTATAACCACCGATCGGAATCTGGAGTGTGGCATCGGAAGTCGCTTCAAGTACGCCATGAGGCCACGGACTCTGGAGAGAATCAATCCATTGGCATAGAAGCTCAGTCCTAATGTCTTCAATTTTATTTGTTGCAACAGCTTCTTCAAGTGACTCCTCCGATATTGTGTAGCCCAGAGCAGGGTTGCTCATTGCCCAAGCATTGCGGTCTGTGATCTTGCAGTATTGCGGTGCTGACCATTCGTAAAATCCAAATGACTTAGGAGGCGCAGATAAAGCTCTTTCTCTTAACGTGTTTAGGGTTTCAGAGAAAGCGTCCCCGGCATTGGAGGTAAGCAAAGTCTGTGCGTTAGGTCTGGCGCGAGTCGTAGGGATCGCGGCCGTGTAGCCATCCTTACTAATCTCTCGGACTTCATCGATCCATAAGAAATCAGCCGTGCGTCCACGAGATGAGTCACGAGTATCGGACACGAGATCAAGTGTTGCTCCATTTAATAATTCAATTCGCTCGCCGCCGTTGGCATAGCGGATCGCCTTAGTGCCAGCTTTAAGGTGAGGTGCGTTCTCAATGATCCAAGCGATCTCACGAAATGTCATAAGGGCAGTAGCTCGGTTAGAGCTCATAATGAGGTGCTTAGTCTCGCCGCCATAGAAGAGCCCCCAGATGACACGCATGCGCCCTAAGTGAGACTTGCCATTCTGTCGAGCAATTAAACAGAGTGATGTCTTACGAATGTACATGCCTTTGGCATCGATGCGCATCATGTCATCAAGCATCCACTTCTGCCACGGCAATAGCGGCATGCCGAGATCATCTGCAAGCTTGGCGATCTCATCTGAGCGTGTTTTGCCCTTGAGAAGTGGACTGTGGAGCCTTGCCTTAGTTGCCCCTCGTAGCGGCTGTTTACGAGCTGCCACTAGTCACCATCGATCGGGACTGGTCGGGCAGTAAACGGACTGTCCTGGTGAACTTCGGACTGCATCGGGTAGATATTGCCAGA